AAGTTGGTTTTATAATACCCTTCCAAACTATTGTGGAAGAGTGCTATCCGAAAAAATTGGTTAGTCCTGAAATTGTGTATTCTGATACAACGCCAGTCTTTGGATTTTTGAGAGAAAATGTATGTTCTAGGACTGGAACTTCTCTGAAAAATGTTTGAACTTTTTCAAATTGTTGATTAGTAAATCCTTCAACAAAATCAACAAATTCTTTTTTGCTTGTTGTTGAACTATCATAGACATCTTCACCATCATAGATCTGATCAATACAAGCAGCGATATTTTCAATCAGTCCATCTGCTGTGATAGATGCTCCCAAAATTGATGTTTTGATAAAATCATCAAAAGATGGGTATTTCATGATTACACCCATTTTATCAGTAAGATCAATTTTATTAGAATGACCTTCTGGTTTTTTTACCTTGACTTCCAGAAGATTCAGGTTGTATTTTACCACAGTCTCTTCATCATCTCTACAAGTGATATTCATCTCGATTGTCTCACCAACCGAAACAGCACGAATTTGAAGAAAAATGTATTCTAAGTCAAAAGCTGCCAAATCTTCAATTTTGACATTTTTGGTTTGAATACAACCTTTCAATAAGGTCTTCATGGCATCTTCAACCTGTTTCTCGTCATTTGTTTCCAATGCCAGTAAAAGTAGTTTTTCTTCTTTTACAACAAATGGACGATATTTGATTTTTTTGCCATTAGAGGGAATTTCCAACTCATACGTTGGAAGAACAACTTGTGGTAATGCCATTATGTTTAGACCAGATCATATGTATATTTAGCGCGACTTTTGAAGCGATTTTTTAGCGGAAAAAATTTTTCCAGTTTTATGGAATTAAAAATTATTTTTGGCACCAGGAACAACTCTTTGATCTACAGCTTTTTCTGAGAGGCATTATACATTCCAGCAAGAGTTCCAGCAACCGATGTTATATCATTGTTTACTGTATAGTGTCTAGCGTATGAAATTTGTGCTGAAACCTTAGTCAACTGTGCGTTACCATACGCAAGTGGTATAGCATCAACAGCATATGGATATGCCTCTTCAAGAACATATGTAATTGGAGCTCTTTGATTAGGAGCATATGGTCCAATTTCTGTCTTACTAATAAAGATAGTAGTAGCGTAATTATCTTTGTATCTTACTTTTATTTCTCTATTTCTTGGTTTTAAGTTTGGAGTTTGCATCTTAGCAAGTGAAGCATTTGTAAACTCATCACTGTCACTCATAAAGATATGGTCCATCCACTTGTTCAAATACTTGAGTGCCGAAAGATTAGCATCAAGCATGAATCCTAACTGTAACTCGGTATATACTCTGGTATGTGGATAACTTACAGATCCACTTCCAAGATAGATCCCATTGTATTGACCTTGAGCAGTATTTGTGTTAGGTAACTGTGCTTCATCGCAAAACAAAGATACTATAGTATCCAGATCATTGTATGGAACTGGAGAATTTAGTATTTTTACTTGGAAATTATTGCTAAATGACATTCCGCCATACTTAGCAATCGTGTTTATAAAAGAGTTTACAGACACACTAAATACCTATGTTGGTCCAACTATATTTATGGCATACTCTGGGATTTATAAACCTAATAATCCTGGCAAGTACCGTGGCAACCCAACTCGTGTTATCTATAGGTCGCTATGGGAACGAAAGTTCATGGTGTTCTGTGATAATAATCCCTCAATAATAGAGTGGGGAAGCGAAGAGGTAATCATTCCTTATCGTGCTCCCGATGGAAGAGTGAGACGATACTATCCAGATTTCTATATCAAGGTCCGTGAGAAGGATGGCAAACTCACTAAGTATATTATTGAGATCAAACCCAAAAGACAAACTCAACCCCCGAATGAAAAAAATAAACGAACTACTGCCTATCGTGAAGCAGTTATAACATTCGCAAAGAACCAAGCTAAATGGTCTGCTGCCCGTGAGTATTGTGAAGATAGACAGATGAACTTCTTGATACTCACCGAAGACCATTTAGGAGTATAACAATGGCAGAAGGATTTGGAGCTATCCAACGCAACAAAGTAAATAAAGAACCAGGATACAAAACACTCTTTGAAAGAGTAACATCAGCAACAGGCGGAGAAAAGAAAAGTTTGAGTTGGTATGTTGCTGCTGTCAAATCAGAAGCAGGAAAATACAAGAAAAACTTTGACAAGTATATCTTAGATGAGAAGAGAGATCGCACTGGTCTTCCCAAACAACAAGACAAAAATGAGCTCAGACGTTTTGTAGTAGAGGGTCACCTTTACATGTTTGAATACAAGGCAAAGATGAAGTGGTTGCCTTACTATGATAGGTTCCCCTTGGTTTATGTGTTCAAGTCAGATAAAGAAGAATTCTGGGGAGCAAATCTACATTATCTACCAATCAAAAAGAGAATTATTGCTGTCAAAAAATTGATGGAAGGAAAGGTTGATATTCCTAAGATATGTTTCCATAAATATTTGAATGCACATGTTGAAGGTTTATATATTGATCTTGCTGCTGATGAATGGGATACTGCCATTCTTTTGCCAACAGAAGATTTTGTGAAAGATGTAAATGGGTATCATTTTCCAATCAAACGAGAAGAAGTTTGGAAGGAAACTCTGGACAAATACTATGATAAAGTTACAAGTCACAGAGTAATCAAAGGATACGGTAACAAACAATCAAGAGAGATGAGTAAGTAATGCCCAGGCACACCAGGACCAAATATAAATCAACCAGGAACTGGAGGATCTACAACCAAAAGTCAGACCCTTGGTGATGGTAAAGGTGGTTTATCAAAACCAGTTGGTGGTACAGATGATACTATCACAATTAAACCAAAAGATGATAGCTATGCTGCTACATCAACTGCAAGTAATCCTGGATCATCTCTTCGTTATCCAGAAGATCCTCCCATAGCATCTGATTCTGATTACGTTGTATTTGATTTTTACAAATATACACCACCGTTCAAAACTAATGGTTCAAGTAGTAATGCTGGTGTCAGTGGATATGATCAATATAATGCATTATCATACGAAAAAACTGATCTAAAAACAATATTATTATACATGCCAGAAGATATTTCTACTGGATATAAATCAAACTGGACTGGTAAAAACTTTAGTAACATTGGTGCTGGAGCTTTGAGAACTGCTGCAGCAGGAAGTTTAGGTGAAACTCTTGCCAAAGCTGGAGAAACTATAAATGAAGCAGTTGATAGATTTAGTAGTATTGCTGCCGCTCAAGTTATATCTGGAGCAATAGGAAAAATTACTGGTGAAAGTGTTGGTCTTGATGATGTCTTTGGTTCAACTCGTGGTGTTATTTTAAACCCAAACACAGAACTATTATTCACTGGTTTAGATCTTAGAAATTTTACTCTTACATATAAGTTAGTTCCAAGAAGTGCAAAAGAAGCAACTACAATTGAAGACATTATCAAAACTTTTAAAAAATGTAGCTTGCCATATATGAATGGTGGCGCAGAAGCATTGAAAGATTCCATAGATCCACAAGGATTTGATGCTGGGTTTATCAAAGTTCCAGATCTAGTAAAAGTAAATTTCATGCATGGAGGTAGCACAAATGCACATCTCCCCCGCTTCAAAATGTGTGCTTTGACGCAGGTAGATGTCAA